TGGCGGAGAGATAGGGATTTGAAACCTAGCCCACGCCTAAAACCCGGAAAAAGTATAAGAAAATCAGTGGCTTTGGACAACGCCAAGGGCAATTCACCCGCGATTTCATTCCCAGAACGTTCCCAGCTTTTACGCACGCGCATGCGCACGCCCGCGTGAAAACCAATTTTTAAAGAAAATCCCGACTGCATCGGAAAAAGGTTACAAGGGTTGCGAGTTGCTGCTTATGGCCTGTAGCCCGCATAGAATCAGGGGTTCCGAGTGATTGGAAACGGTTACAGATAGGTAATTAATTAGTTACTTGTAACCTATTATTAGAGTTACCTATGAAAACCATAAAACTCAATAAAAACAATAACTTATGATTCTGTAACCTTTTTAGCAACCAGCTGTAACCTTTTAACGGTTACAGACAAACCCACAGGCCATGCGGCCTGCAGCTTGTTTCTGACGCAAATAACCTCTGTAACCTTTTTCCGTTGATCATCCTGAAAACGCCCTAAGAGCACGGGGGCTGCCAGATTTTGGCCGAGCCTGCGTGGATTTGCGTTGCGTTACCAATTTCGCCTGCCCGCCTGTAGCGCACAGGCTGAGCGAGCCTGATTTGCCTGAATGGGAAATAGCCCTGCAAGGAAACAGCGACATAAAGACACCGCGGGCGTGGCGGGGATGACCGCGCGCCAGCCCTGCTAGTGAAAAAGTCAGCCTTGCCCAGTGTGAACCTGTTAGGATTCAGCACCGGACAAAAGGAGAGCCATGATGGCGATGACAAAATGCAAAGAGTGCAAGAAGGAAGTGTCGAGCAAAGCCAAAACCTGCCCGCACTGTGGAATCAAGAAACCCGGAGAGAAGTTGAGTGACGCCATCGGCGGGCTCATCGTTCTGATAGTGATTGGCTGGATCATTAGCCTGTTCGTGGGTGGTGACGATAAACCTGCTGACCTGAGCCTGCCAGGCAAAGCAAAGCCGTACACCGTATTGAGCAAACAAGATACCAGTGTTGCCAATCGCGACAGGCTGCGCTGGATAATCATCGCACCGCAAGCCGTTACCCTGGACGACCGTGCTGCAACCGCTGTTCAGGCAGCAAAAGACCTGCAATCACAAACCGGCGCAGATCTGGCTGATGTTTGGTTGGAGGTGGGTGAATTTTCGGTAGGCCAGGGCCGGCAGTTGGCACAGGCCACCTTCATTCCCGATGGTTGCGGCAATAGCGGACAGGACTGTGGTGGTCAGGCGTGGCAAGTCAGTGCTACCGATGTGCAACTCACCGAGCAGCAAATATCTATCTGGAAAGCCTGGTACCAGGAACGCAGCAAGTTCCAAGTTGACGGCCTGACAGACGAAGCCGCCCTCAAGGCCCATCTGGCCAAGCGTTTCAAGGTAACTCCAGATCAAATCAGCCTGCCTTGGTTCGATCGAGAGCCCATCCAATAGCCACAAAAAAGCCCCTTATTTCAGGGGCTTAGCATGTTTTTATGGTATAATTCTCGCGAAGCTTTATGCGCTTAAACCTTCGATCTTATAGGGGTCGAATGAAATAATTTCGCCTCCAACCTGCTCGTTAAACTCCTTGAATCGCGCCATCAACGGTTCCAGTTCATGGCGAGCAAACACCACCGCAGCCTTGCCGATATCACCGAACGAACCCGTGCCCTCCGGAGCCAACCCCATCAACTGCGGGTACGCACGATGCGCGGCCAGAATGTCGTCTCTCGATACGTTCTTAATGTTCAAGAATTCATCCTTGGCAGCCACCTCGCTGATCGGAATCACCTGAATGCCATCCTTCTTGCCGTTGGGCGCATATAAAAACAGGTTCTTGAAATTGCCAATGCCTTTCGAATCCCGCAGCGCCTGACGCATTGCATCAATATCCTCATTACTCTGCGCCGTATCGTTCACATACAGAATGAAACCAGCGCTGCTGTTATTTAGGTAATATCGGCGTCTGAACAACGTGGCATTTTCATTCAGGAACGCCGACTGCAACGCACTCATGTACTGCGGCAAACCGTACACCTCCTGTGTCACATCCGGCTCCATCACATGAAGAACCCGGCTCTGGAACTCATGGCTCTGCACATACCCCTGCACAAACCAGAAGCTCTCAAGATCCACACCCCGCCGGGTATACAGTGCCAGCGAAGGCTTGAACTCAGCTGTGCGATTAATCGCCCGCCGTTCTTCCAGGTAACAATTGCCGAAAACAATGTAGTCCAGCACCAACCGCCGAAAATCCTGTCGACTCACCTGCTTCGACGGTTTGAAACAACTGGTCAACACATTCGCTTTGAAGTGGATCGCACTCTCATGATGAGGCGCCGATCGGAACGCCTTCGCCAGCCCATGGGCAGAAAGCGGCATCTCGAACCAATCTCCCACGCGCCCACATTCCAGGTAATCCAGCAGCGTATGATTCTCTAACGCAGGTACCGGCTCGCCGAACGAAAACACGACCGGCTCCGAAGCAGTATTCACCACCTCTGGCTCATCAACCGCAACCACATCCGTTACGTCACTCATCAGCAAATCTCCATAATTGACGCCGTGGCCACTTGATCGCCATCGAGCGGATCAGCATCCAAAGCATGCATCGTTGCCCACGCCAAATCGGCATGGCCTGTTTGTTTGTTACGGCCAGCAACGTACGTCACCTGACGTCCGCTCGCCGTCATCTGTTTACGAATTGCCATGAACGAACTCGCCAAGTCCGACCAGCCCGCATCGAACTCCAACCGCCCCTTGGCAATAATGTTGTACGTCTTATTCACCAGCTGCCCCTTAACTTCCGGGCTGTACTTGTATTCCTTCACCGCAGGGAAAAACTTACGAACCAACTGATAGACCGCTGAACCAATGCCAGTCGTGTCCATGCCAATGTGGCCGACGTTGTAACGCTGGCAAATCTCATAAATGCGCTGGGCCTGGGCCTCATAATCCAGCCCCCGGATCTGAAACTTCTCAATTATCCGGTGCTTGCCGCCTTTGCCTTGGGCTGGCAGCACAACAACCAGCCCCGCGTTATCCCCATTCTCATCCTCACCGTTCGGATCGTAACCAACCCACACCTCCCTGTTACCGACCGGTCGCGTCGCAAACGGCTTGTATACATCTGCCCAGACATCCCAGCTGTCAACCATGCACGGTTGCATCATCCGCATCGGGAAAATCGACTTGGCATCGTCGATAAACTGGCACATCAACAGGTTGTCGTACTCCTCCTGGTTGTACTCCAACCGCAGCTGATCCAAGTCGAACAGGTCGCAGCCACGCGCCAGCGCATCCTCCACCGTAATCATGTTTCGCCACTGGCCATCCTGGAACAAAGCCCCCTGCGTCGTCGCCCCATGGCTCACATCAAAATCGAACTTGTCCGCCTTCGCCCGTCCCCGGTTGAATAAATCACCGGTCCAGAACGGATAGGCTTCGTGGCTCATACTCGACGGCGTCGAAAAATAGGTCTGGCGCCACTTCTTATGCATCGCCATCCCCGAAGCCACCTTGCGCAGCTCCTGAAACCGATGCACCCAGAAGTATTCGTCAAAATAGAGGTTGCCGTGATAGGACTGCGCTGTTCTGGAGTTGGTGCCGAGGAAATACAGCGTCGCGCCGTTATCCAGCACGATCGGATCACCGGTTAACTCAGCCTCAGCTGCAGCCGCAAACTGCAAAATGTAATGCTTGAACACATGCGCCTGTGCCTTCGACGCAGAAAGGAAAATCTGATTACGCCCGGTCTCCACTGCATCCAGCAGCGCCTCCCGCGCAAAATAGAACGTCGCACCGATCTGGCGACTCTTCAAAATGTTGCGAATCCGGTTCGTCAAACCCGCCCGGTACCAGTTTTTCTGATACTCGAACGACTCCTCCATAAAGATCTCGCGCAGCTTCTCAGCCTGCTCCATCGAAATCTCATTTTTGACTTTCTTCTTACGCTCCCCGCTATTGCGGTTAGCCACCTTCGGATTCAAATCACCCTCGTGGCCACCGGGCTGTTCGTAACGTCGAACCCGGGCTAATCGCTCAATCTGCCGCCCAAGAAGATCGATCTCCTTGAAATCTTTTCCCTCCTTCAACTCCTTATTAATCAGCAGCACCATTCGCGCTTCAAGCGCACCCTCAACCCGCTCGATCGCCAGCGCATCATCCCACTTATCGCGCGACTTCCAGCTGTGCAGCGTCGTTTCGGCCACATCGAGCATCTCAGCAATACGCGCGATCCGCAGACCGCCCCAGTACATAAACTTGGATTGCCGCCGTGGATCAAAATCAGGATTATCAGCTACATTATTCATGCAGCCAGACTACCCGCCCGCGCGAATCCTCCAGTCGTACCCTAAATTGTACTGGCTACACATACAGCCCCAGCCAGTCGCCAACTGCCAACCTGCCTCGCATCCTGAGCACATCAAAAACCGCCATCAGATGCATAAACCGAGCAGGGAAAACCGGCATGAAAAAATTCTTCCGAGTGGCCGTCGAAGGCAATATCGCCGACAGCCGCGACATCGTCCTCACCCGCGACCTGTTGACCACCATGGCCAGCAGCTTCAATCCGGCCCTCTACGGTGCCCGCATCAACATGGAACACATTCGCGGTTACACCCCGGAATCCACGTTCCGCATGTACGGTGACGTAACCGCCCTGAAGACCCAAATCGACAAGTTCACCATCAACGGCGAAACTGTTGAAAAAATGGCCCTTTACGCCGAACTCGACCCAACCGATGACCTGGTCGTACTCAGCAAGGCGCGCCAGAAGGTCTACACCTCCATTGAAATCGACCCCAACTTCAAGGAAACCGGCGGTGCCTACTTCGTCGGCCTGGCTATTACCGACACCCCAGCAGCCCTGGGCGTCGAAATGCTCAAGTTCTCCATCGAACAAGGCGCCAACTCCCCGCTTGCAGGTCGTAAAGCCAAGCCAGAAAACCTCATCGTCGAAGCCAACGAAGTACACCTGTCGTTTGAAGCTGCCAAACCATCCATCCTCGACACCGTCAAGGGCTTGTTCTCCAAGCAGACCCAACAGCAAGAAACTAACACCGCCGACATCCACAAGGCCATCCAGCTGGTAGCGCAGAAGGTCTCCGAACTGGAAGCCAAGCAGCCAGGCAAACCAGAAGGCCTGCCCGAACTGGAGCAGAAGTTCACCAAGCTGCAGCAAGACTTCACCGAACTCACTGAACAACTGGACGGCGTCAACCTGCACCAGCAGCGCCCGCCGGCCACAGGTGGCCAGACTGGCAGCGCCATTCTGACCGACTGCTAACCGCCAACCACTACAGGCCACCTTTTAAGGAAGAATCGAAATGAATGAAGTGACCACCCTTGCCTTCAACGGCTACGTCGACCAGGTCTACAAGCTGAACGGCGTCGCACGCTCCGTGCAAAAGTTCACCGTCACCCCGACCATTCAGCAAAAGCTGATGGACAAAATGGCGGAATCCGCTGACGTCCTGAAAAAAATCAATATCGTTCCAGTCGATGAACTGAGTGGCGAAAAAATTGGTTTGGGCACATCTGGCACCATCGCAGGTAACACCGACACCAGCGACGGCAACACTGAACGTCAAACCAGCGACCCGTCCAACATGACCGGTCAAACCTACGAGTGTAAAAAGAACAACTTCGACACCCATCTCAGCTACAAAAAACTGGACTTGTGGGCCAAGTTCAAAGACTTTCAGGTGCGTGTTCGCAACCACAATATGCACGCTGAAGCACTGGATCGCTGTCGCATTCTGTGGAACGGCACTTCCTATGCCGCGAATTCCAACCGCACCAACAATCCATTGCTGCAAGACGTGAACGTTGGCGTGCTGCAGCACTACCGCGACGATGCCCCCGATCGGGTCATGGATGAAGCCGAAGACGCTTCTGGCGTAATCAACGTCTACGCCGGTGGTGACTACGAAAACCTCGATGCTCTGGTCGAAGACGCCGTCGAAACGCTGATCGACCCGTGGCACAAAGATGACACCGCACTGGTGGCGATCATGAACCGCAAGATGCTCAGCGATAAGTATTTCCCGCTGATCAACCAGCAGCAGCCTTCGTCCGAAGTGTTGGCAACCCAGCTTGTCATCGCTCAGAAACGTGTTGGTGAGGTCCAAGCGGTTGCCGTGCCGTTCTTCCCTGAAAACACCATTCTGATCACCACCTGGGACAACCTGTCGATCTATTACCAATCCGGTGGTCGTCGCCGTCACATTCTCGACAACCCGAAAAAGGACCGCGTTGAAAACTACGAATCCTCCAACGACGCCTACGTGGTCGAAGACTACGGCCGTGGCTGCCTGATCGAAAACATCAACACCGTCGCGCCTTAACCGGCGCCTCGGCTGACTTGACCATCGATTAAGGACACCACCATGAGCAAAATCCAACACCGCACATCGCCAGCCGCCCAGCACCGCCTGCGCAAGCTGGCCGCAAAGCAAAAGCCCAGCGACAGCCAGCGCCGTCAGGACCTCAACGTCTTCGAGCAGATGCTGGCGCAACTGTACGACCACAAAAAAACCCTCAAGGGCATCCAGTCCATGGAACTCAAAGGCCAGAAAAAAGCCGAGTTCCTGCCCGACTACATGCCCTACATCGACGGCGTCCTGCTGGCTGACCACGGCGAACCCGACGAAGTCGTTGGCACCATCATGATCTGGGCCATCGACGCAGGCGACATCGACACTGCACTGCGCATTGCTGGCTATGTCATGACCCACAAACTGCCGCTGCCAGACTACTTTGGCCGCACCACCGCGACAGGGCTGGCCGAAGAAATCGCCGACAAGTACTTCAAAGACCCGGCCACCGTCACCATCGAGCAATTGCGCAGCCTGTTTGCGCTGGTCGATGCTGAAGACATGCCAGACCAGGTGCGCAGCAAACTGCACAAAGCCGTCGGCCTTGCCCTCATGGAATACGGCGGCGCAACCGCTGAAGCGCTTGAAATGTTGAAAAGTGCCACCCGCTTTAACGATCGGGCAGGTGTCAAAAAGCAGATTGCAGCGCTCGAAAAGCAACTGCAGGAAGAAAACCAGCAAGACCAACAACTGGCTGTAGCAGAACCCGCAGCCATGACTGAACAGGCGTCAGAATCGGAATAAACCGAATCTAACGGCTAACAGAGCGTCCCGCGCGTCGAGCGGCACGGTGCAGCCATCTGATCCTCCCCGGAATCAGTTGGCCTGCGCCGTTCACCGCTCTCTAAACAACATAACGGAGCCCCCATGCCATTCATTGCCACCACCGCTGCCGGCTCCGAAACCAGCATCAGCAACGATTTCTGGCCAGCCATCAGCCTCACTGATGCCCGCAACGTCATCCGTATTGAACAAGACGTCACCGATCCGCGGCTGCAGCACCTGCTGCAAATCGCCATCGCCGATGTCAACGACGAACTGGCCCAATACACCGCAGAACAGCAACAGCTCGGCAACACCATCAACGAACTGTCGCTCACTGTTCAGGCCCGCTACCTGCAAGCCATATACGCCCACACAACCGCCAGCCTGTTGGAGCAATACCAGGACTACGATGCCACTGGCCAACGCGGCGAAAGCAAAAACAGCATCCAGCAGCAAGTGGATGCCCAGCGCCGACAAGTCGCCACCGCCATCCGGGCCATTCTGGGTAAACCGCGTTCATGCGTGGAGCTCATCTGATGCCAGTCGTCAAAGCCCAGCAATACGAAACCGTCGACTCCCTTGCCTACCGGATTAGCGGCAACACCGACGCACTCGAAACCATCTACGCCGACAACCCGGGCTTGGCAGAACTCGGCCCGTTCCTGCCGTTGGGCACCAACGTCACCGTGCCGGAAGACACCACCACCGTCACCACCGTGCGCCAACGCACCACCCTCTGGAGCTGACAAGGAGCGTCCCATGCCAGAACCCACAGCAGCCACCGTCAGCGTCACCAGCCTGTTCGGCATCAGTCTCGCCAGCATCGTGCTCGGCATCGATGCCAACACCGCCATCGGTGCCTTCGCAGGCGCTACCCTGTTTATCACCAGCGCCCGCGAACTCAACCTCGCCACTCGATTCGTCTACCTGCTTATCAGCGTCGTCATCGGCTACCACGCCGCTGGAGAAATCACCGCGCATACACCTATCGCTGCGCCAGCCATCGCCGGATTCATCGGCGGCCTCTGCTCCATCAGTGCAGGTCTTCTCCTTATTCGCCAACTGCAAGAAGGCAACCTCACCAACATCAGCAACCTGTTCAAGGTGAAAAAATGAACGCCATCGCCATCATCATCGCCCTGGTCGCCATCGCCGCCTGTCTGCGCCTGCTCACATTCAAACGCAGCGGCAGCCAACACAAACGCAGCGCCGCCATCAGCGCATGGCTCGCCTGCTGGCTGCTCGCCGCCATCGCCGTCCGATCGGTCACCGGCACCCTACCCAACAACCTCACCATCCAACTGCTCATGTTGGCCGTACTGGTTGCCTTCACCGTTCGCATCTACCAAACCCACGGCAACATCGCCGCCGTACTGAAAGGAACTCACCATGCCTGAACTGCTCACCATTGGCTGCCGTGGCGACAACGTCCTCGCCCTCACTGACTTCCTCAACGAACGCGGTTACAACGTCGAACCAACCAGCTGGTTTACCGAACAAGTCGAAGCCGCCGTCATCGCCTTCCAGCGAGCCAACGACCTGGTCGCCGACGGCATCGTCGGCAACAAAACCCGCGCAGCCCTGTCCCGCAAACAACGCGACCACAGCAAGCTGCTCAAACACTCAGATTTGGTCGCTGCGGCTAACATCCTCGACGTACCACTGGCCGCCATCATGGCCGTCAACAGCGTCGAAAGTCGCGGCAAAGGCTTCCTCGACGACGGTCGCGCCATCATCCTCTACGAACGCCACATCATGCGCCGTCGCCTCAAGACAAACGGCGTCGAGGACAGCGTCATCGGCCTCGCCGAAAGCCATTGGCCCGGCCTCGTTAATAAACAAACCGGTGGTTACCAGGGCGGCAAAGCCGAACATGCCCGGCTCGAACTCGCCTGCGAAATCCACCGTCCATCCGCGCTGGAATCCTGCAGCTGGGGCCAGTTCCAAATCATGGGCTACCACTGGAAGACGCTCGGCTACCACAGCATCGAACACTTCGTCAGCTGCATGGCAGAAAGCGAAGCAGGCCAACTCAACGCCTTTATCGAATTCATCCGCCGCAAGCCGCGCCTGCACAACGCCCTCAAAGCACAAAACTGGGCAACCTTCGCGCGCTATTACAATGGCCCGGCCTACGCCAAAAACCGCTACGACGCCAAACTCGAAGCCGCTTTCACTAAATACAGCAAGGTTCACTCATGAACATCATCGCCTACCTGTCAGCACTGCTGATCACATCACTCGCAATGTGCGGCTGGCTCTACTACAGCAACCAGCAACAAGCCGACACCATCACCACCCAGGCACAAACACTGGCAAGCACCAACGCAGCCCTGCAGGCCACCCAAACCGCCGCCGCAGTGCAGCAAAAACGCCAACAACAACTGCAAACCGAACTCGACGCCAGCCATCAACAATTGCAGGCCAAACAGCAGCAACTCAACCAACTCAAGGAAAACGACCATGAAGTTCAAGACTGGGCTCGCCAGCCTGTCCCTGCTGGCATTGTCAGGCTGCAGCAACGCACCGGAACAACCACCGGCGCAGGTAATCGTCACCAACCCCTGTCCGATCCTTAGCCCCTGCGTGCTCAGTCCAGTCAGCATCGAAACCAACGAAGACCTGGTAAACGCACTCAACATTACCGAAAACGACTGGCTCCAATGCGCCATCAAAGTCGACAGCATCATCAGCTGCCAACAAACGGACACCACAGATGGACAAGCTCAATAGCCTCAAGCAACACCTGCTCGACCACGTCCCGGCACTCAAGCGAAGCCCCGACGACATCGCGGTGTTTGCAGACAAAGGAAAAATCCACTACAGCGCCGAACGCGAACTGCACTTTCAATACAGCTATCGGGCCATCGTCATCATCACCGGGCTGGCACTGCACGCCGACGCCGTTTTTGTGCCACTTATCCTCTGGTGCAAAAAGAACCAGACCGACCTGCAACACGACGCCCTCGAATTCATGGCTGACCCGATCGACGGCAACAGCATCGATCTGCGCATAGAAATCCCGCTCACCGAAGCGGTACGGGTAGAACAAGTAGAAGGCGGGTACAGCACCAGCCATCCGGCCGAACCGGTACCGGAATACAACGCCGTACTGCCAGCCGCACTGGGAGAATTCATCTATCCGGAATCGGATAACGAAGGGTAGAGATGAACAACGCCGACGACCTTGCTAAATGGCTCTCGCCGTTAATTCGTCAACTCGAACCAGGCCAGCGAACGTCGCTGGCCCGGGAAATCGGCCGAGGGTTGCGTCAGCGCCAAGCGCTGCGAATCAAACAACAGGAAAACCCTGACGGATCGCAGTTCGAACCTCGAAAACCGCGAAAGTCTGGTAAACGCGGTGAAATGTTCCGGCAGCTGAGAAAATACAAGTACTTGAAATTCAAGGCCCGGTCTGGAGAAGTCTCCACTGGCTGG